TTTAATGTCTGGCGCAAAAGAAGAAGCACCTAAAAAAGATACAAAAAAAAAGCGAGCTCGTGACGAAAACGGGAGGCTCAAAGCTGATGACCCGTCTACTCCAGAAGTAAATGAGGCTTGGGATTAATTACCTAAAAGCGCCTAACCCAAATTGATTTAATAGCATTTGGGTTCTGGCATCTCTATCTTTATTTTCTGGGTTTAAGCCCATCGAGGTAGCAAGTCTTTGTGTTCCAGACGTTGCAGCTCTAGATCCTTGTCGCGCTCTTTCAATAGCTGGGACCAGTGCTTCCATTAACTCTGCTTGCTTTCTTAATTGCTCAGGAGCCATGCGCTGCGTAAGTATGGGGGCAATTTCAGAAGATACTTCTTGTATTCTTGTGGCTTGATTAGGCCCAGAGACACTATCTAACAAGCTAGATGCGGCAGTTGATGTGACGCCTTGCTGGCCAACAGTTTCACTTAAATTTTGACCTACTATCTGTTTCATTCTTTCCATTACTAAGCCACGAATAGCTGTTTTGGAATTAGCGTTAACCATTGCAGCTTGCATAAGTGCAGATGATGTATTGTTAATTTGTCCAGATAAAGTTTCCATAGCTCTATCGCCTAACACCATAGCCATTTTTTCTTTTACAGCTCTAGTATTTAAAGATTTTAAAATTGCTAGATTTTCTATAACGATTGCTTCGTTATCACCTCTTGGGTTTACTCTAGCATTTGCAGCTATTTCATCTATTCTGTTTCTTAATGCTTGCCTTAGTTGCTTCAAGCCTATTTCATCAACTGTCTCAAGAGCGATTGTAACGTCTTCTCTAGTTATTCTAGGGCTTAATATGTCGTTACCTAACTGAGCTGCTAGTTTCTGGTCTATAGCATCCTTACCAGCGGCTCTGGCAGCTTTATAAGAAGGATTTATTTCATCTAAAGAGTTTCTTAACAGTCTAGCCAAGTTAAATTTAGATTGTGATGCTGCGTCTTCCCCAGCTCTACGTAGTGCCTCACCCTTACTGTAGAGCTGCCTTGTTACATAATCTATAGTTGCAACTGATGGATTTTCAAAATCTATAGTTTCTCCAGCTTCTCTAAGTAAAGTTTTAGCACCGGTTAAATCTGTTGGGTCAACTCTACCAAGTAGATCTATAACAGCCTGACCGCCTTCGTCAGCGTTGTTAATAGAGAAATCGTATGCATCTCCGTAAAGCTGTCTTCTAGCTTTTGCAGTGTCTGACATTATTTCAGCTTTTTGAGTTTTTATACCTCTACTTATTGGCCCTAGTAATTGAGTTAAAACATCATCTAAATCATTTGCAGCTACTACAGATGTATCTGTAATATTTTCTTTTGCTATTCTAGCGCCTGAACTTGGAGAGTTTACAACAACATCTAGCAATGCTGAAGTATTAGGACCTAGTGTTGATATAGAGCCATAGGGCCCAGATGTTTGAGCACTTTCTACAGCGTCGGCTGCATCCATTGCAAGAAAATCTTCTACAACTTTTCCAGCGTCTTTCTTAAATCCAATTTTTTCTATTATGTCAGAGATTGGCTGTTGTAAGTATTTACCATATAAGTACCCAACACCTTTTGAAACCGGCACACCGCCACCGCCAAACAGAGCACCCGTACCAGTGCCAACTTTTACGCCGGTGGTGTAATCGCTAAAGTCTCCTGTATTCACTAGATTAGGTAATCCTGAAACAGCGCTTTCTGCTCCTCCTAATATTCCTCCATAGGTTGCGCCTTGGCCTATTTGTCCTAGTAAACTGGTAGATGTAAGAGGTGGCGCAAGGGCAGCTCCACCGCCAAGAGCAAACCCAAGTCTGGAAAGCCTTGAAGCTATTGGGGCTTCTTGGGTTCTTCTGTCTATGGCGGTTTGCATAGTGTCTAAAGTTGTTTCGTATGGAATGCCTGTATTATAACTTCTTGCCAGCGCCCCACCTCTTTTGACGTATTCTCTTAAAAATGGAAAATATTCAAAAGCAGACGTTGCCCTAGTTGGTAACTCTCCAGCAATTTCTTGAGCTATTTCACCTCTTGATATATCTCCAGCTCTTTTTGCGCCTTCTCCAGATTTCATAATTTCTGAAATTTCTGTTAAATTGGTTGTACTATACCCACCTTTTTGGTCTACAAATACAAGACCTCCGTCGGCCTCACTACTAACTACGTAGCTACCATCGTCATATTGTTCCACAAGTTTGTAACCCTCAGGAACCTGAACTTCCGTTGTTTCTTGTTGTGTCCAAGACGGTCCAGAACCTGAACCGCCATCTGTTGTCCAAGAGGGTCCACTCATAATACTTCTTTCCAGCTAGATGCTTTATTTTTTTGACCGCCTGTATATTCAAAATATTTACCATTATCATCTTTAATAAGATCACCGACTTTTGCATCATTAAAATTGATATAATATTGGTCAGGCTCTTGAAGCCAATCAAATGAGTCAACTTTTTCTTGGCCGCCCAGAGCTTCTATTAATTTTTGTGGGTTATTTGTTTTTTCAAAAGCTCTTCGTATCAGATTTTGATATCTTTCCCTTATTTTTTCTAAATCTTTAACAACTTTTTCTTGAGATTGATTTAAATTTAATCTTTGAATATCAGCTTCTAAAAGAGTTAATTCTTTTTCTGATACCGCACCTAATGTAGCTCCAGTTGCTTTAAGAGCTTTAAGCGCGTCTAATGCCATATTAGATCTAATTGTGTCTACGTCTATTCTAGCTTCACCAGCGGCTGTAAATGGAGCAACCCCTGTAACCATTCCCCAAAAACCAGTTACACTAGGATTATTTTCAACTTTACTAATTAATTGGTCTATAGTCTCAATTCTGTTTACAACATTTGAACCAAGTTCACCTTCTGTATCTTCTAAACCTTGCAGCCTGTTAGCTTCAGTTATCATCATTGTTGCAGCTTGAACTAAACCAGTTCCAGCTTCTCCCATCATTGGAGCTTGCATCATTAATTCTTGAGCAGCTTTTCTATAATCACCAGCCGTTGTTAAACCAGAAAGCATACTGCCTGCCCCACCTAACATTTGCTGCATCATTGTATTTTTTGCCTTTGCAGCCGTGGCTTTTCTATTTTGGTCAGCTATCTTTTCAAAAGTTCCCATTAAGCTAGTTACTGCGTTTCCTTCTTTACCCTGTAACGCCATGCCAGCGTCCCTAACACCAGCAAATGCAAGCATACGTTTTTGGTCTTTAGATAAAGTTTGCTGTGACGGCGCCTGACTTTTTTGGAATTGATTTAAAATGTCTTGCATAGCTGTAGCGTCAAAAGTGTTTTGCAATGAAGCTGGCGGCTCAACGTTAGGCTCTACATTAACCACTTCAGGAACACTAGGACCACTGCCACCACCATCATTAGGTGATACAGATAAAGGTGGAACTACATTTAAAAGCGCTAACTCTTCAGACGTGGCTTCAGCACCAACAGGTACACCATTAATATTTATTCCTTGTTCCGCAAGTGCGTCTAGATCTGCTTGAGTTAGTCTGTAAGCTTCTTCCATGTCTATGTCCTAATTATTAAAATCCGCCCAATGGGTTTGACGTTAGCCCTTTAATTTTAGCAAAATCCCTGAACGGGCCCATGCCGCCCATGCCGAAGCCGCCGGCTGCACCTAGAACAGCTCCAACCGTAGCCATAGGATCTTTTTCAGTTGTAGTGCCGTAACCAGCCGGTATGGCACCGGCGGCGCCTGTAAGCACTCCAAATTTTCTTAGTGGGTCTGCGTATTGACGTAAAAACTCTTGGTATTCTGCGTCTAAACCGGCTTGTGCTATTCCCCTATCAAGACCTCCAGCCGCAAGTTGTTTACCAAGTATATCCGTCTGAGCTCCTAAGCCTGATATGCCAGCGCCAAGCATAGACTTGGCAGCGTTCATTCTTGACATATCTTCAGCGTTTGCTCTCTGCACAGCCCCTAAGTAACCTTGTGATTGTAAATTACCAATAGTTTGCCCCATGTTAGCTTCAAAGGAGCCCTGACGTTCACCTTCATACAAGTCTCGTCTAGCTCCACCAAAAGCTCCTCGTGCAATCATATTAGCGTCTTCGCCTACACGAGCCTGAGCCCTTTCTCTAAGCATACGATTTACAGTTGGGTCTACAACATTAGACGTAAACTGATTTGTGTATTCTCCTATGTCAGCGGCTCTCTGTGCTGGCGTCCTGTTAGCCATGTCTCCAAATATGTCAGAGGCTTGTTGTATCTCAGAAGGAAGCGTTAGGGCTCCGTAGCCCCCCATTGCTTGTCTTTCTAACCCAGACAACCCTGCAACTCTATCGCCAGAGTAACTTTCAAATTCAGTATTTTTTATTTTATCTGCAAAAGGAATAATTGTATTTGCAAGTAAATCCTCTTGAAACTGAGGCATTTCCTTCGTTGTTGTCTTCTTGCCCACGATTAAATCTCCATCTCATAATGTCTGTACGTTTCTTTAAACCCTACACTTCCTGCAAATTTGGAAAAGCCGATACGGCCATCAGCTTCAATGCTAGATAATTTAGCTTCTGTCGCTAACAACTTTAAAACTTTTATAGCTGCCCTCATCCAAACTTCCATGTCTACTCCACCCATAAACTCTATAAAAAGTGTGTGTCTTTGAGGGTGTTTTACGACGCTAGTTGTAAACGCCGCTGCTAACGTGTCCTCAATGTATACAGTCCACATAAGAGACTGATTGCTTATTATGTCGCCAACAACATCTTCCAGTGACGCATTACGACTGTTGTTCTCTATAGCCGGTTTCAAGATATTTATAACCTTAGGCAAAATATCATCGATATTATCGACTACAGGCCCAACCTTAATTCTTGGCCTTGTTTTAAATTCTACAACATTATCAAGCATTCGTCGAGCCTACCATGTAGCTAATGCTACTCTTTTCCAAATTGCAGTCGATCCGTCGTGATCGGCAGTGCAAATATATATGTAATTAGTGTCCCAGCTTATCATGCCAGCTACATCTCCAGCCGAACCTGTATTAGCGCTAGGCACAGCTTGTTTAGTTGCTAACTGTCTAAATGCATTATCGCTAGATACAACAGCATATTTTTTATTTTCATCCCAAAGTAAAATTCCATTTTGTGATGGGTTATCTTCAGGCGTCTTAAAATACAACTTTCCTAAATTTCTTTGCAAATAGTTATTTATTTGCCTACCCCACTGTGAAAGGTCAGGGCCAATAATAGGAAGAATAGGAACCGGCACTAACGTTTACCTCCGGCTGTTGTCTCTAATCTCATTACACCTACACGCCAACTAGCTGGCCGTACACCCTGCACCCTCATACGTAACTGTCTGCCGCTAAATCTGGCATCTGTAGGATTAGCAGGAGTAAAGGGCCCGTGTGTTGTTTCCGTGTCGTTAGGGTGAAAGCGTGTTTTAAATGTCATATTTACGTCACCTTGCGTGACTTCATCAGGAATAACAGATGAAACTTTAGCTATCTGGTCACCATTTCCAATCGATATTGGACCCGTTTCTGCAAAGATTGCACCGTTATCTACGTTAAAACCAACCTCGTGTTCTTTTATGTTTGCGTGTGTCCCGTCATATTCTGCCATAAACGGGTATCTAAATACTCCACGCTGTACGCCAGATGTTCTTGATAGTTCACCAATCATCCAATGGTTTTCGTTATAATCGTAAGCTACGTAACGATCTATATCTATGCTATTAGCTGAAGGGTAAAACCACCATATCTCACCGTACTGTGGCACTCCCATTCCCCAAATTTTAGATTGTTGAGATGTATTCATATCTCCAAATATATAATCATGGACATCGCATTTAATGGGGTTGACACTATTTCCATCGAATAAAAAGAAATTTTCTTGACCAATAAAAAACACGCCACGATCTGTATCTACAGCCCCACGGCTGGTTACAGTTCCGCAAGATGTGCCAACCCTTTCAAATCTATAAATATCGGGTGGGCCAGAATATACAGCCCTAAATGCATCTACGTCAGTAATGATAAAAACTTGTCCTCTAGTTCGTATGCCCTGCATAATCTGGCCAGAAGTTTGAAGCTCTGTGTCCCCAGCTTGGTTAGTGCTTGCCGGCGTCCATAAATTTCTGTCTTCAAATGAGCACCAAGATATTTTACGGCTATTTCCACCAGAACCTAATGCAAAAATGAACCGTTCTTCAGTTACAATTAAACCAAGATTAGATAATGGTGCGTTAGTTATAGGCGTAGCAACGGTAGCTAATTTTAAAGATGTTTCAGTTATATTAACATTTTGCTCCGCATTACTTGCAGGATAAATCTGTATTGTAATGCCAGTATCGTCTGTGTCGAACCTATAAAAACTATTGCCAATAGGTAAGGTTTCATCAAGTAAAACTGTCGTAGTTGTTGTGCCTAAGACTTTAACTTTTAGTGATGGTATTGTTGACGCATCACTATCAGCATCAGGGTCAGTTACATTTATTGTGAAATGATATTTAGCACCGTTAGTTAAACCAGTTATAGCTTGCTGTAAATTAGCAGCCGTTGTGCCTGTCCACTTGGCCTCACCACCACTTATAGCCCAACCAGTTCCTAGCGTCCAATCTGTGCCTGCCGAAAAACTGTTATTAGTTATTAGTTCAGCACCACTAGAAATACCTAAACCCCACTCTAAAAGCCTGCCATCATCATAATGACAGCCAACCATGAGTTCGCCAAAATTATCTAAACTCCAAAACGTAGCAGGATCAGGAATGGCATTTGCAAGTTGCTGTCTTGGTGTACCCCAGAAGCCAACACCGTAAGGGCCTTTACCATACCCAGCAGATACAGCCGCATCTTTACGTCCAGTTGCTAAGTTTTGAGGTGTAATATCGTAGCACAAGCCACTACCTGTCATAGCAACCAATGCATTATGCGAACCTCCGGCAAGCCAAGTGCTTTGGTTTAAAGCTTCCCAAGCGTGCATACCTCTAACTGGTTGTGTGGTAAAATCTTGCTTTCTGTCTTGCCAGCCACCAATAGGACGCAATGAACCGTCCAACCATCTGACTAAGCTACCTTCGCGCCATCTGCCAGATTGTTCATAGTCTGTGCCTATTCGGTAAAATCCAGATGGTATGTCTAAAGGTACTAAAGTCATGTTTATGTTTTCATAATATAAGCTAATGCATAATAAGGTGGTCTGTTTTCGTGTGCGCCACCGCCGCCAGTGTTAGAAACTGTTACAGTGTGAGTGTGTGCGGCAACACTGTTAATGCTCAGTGTGTGAGAATGTGCGCCT